AAACTGCTCAAGCTGCTAGTGAGACTGCAAAGACAGGCGCTGAGACAGCAAAAACAGGTGCTGAGACAGCGAAGACAGGCGCTGAGACTGCGAAGGCTGGGGCGGAGACTGCAGAAACTGGAGCCGAAACAGCCAAGACGGCGGCTGAGACAGCGAAGGCTGGGGCCGAAACAGCGGAGACAAATGCGAGCTCTTCAGCTACTGCATCGGCTTCAAGCGCTACTGCATCGGCTTCAAGCGCAGCAGCAGCAGCGGCTAGCTATGATGCATTCGATGATAGATACCTTGGAAGCAAGACATCTGACCCCGCAACGGACAATGACGGAAATGCCTTAGTCACTGGTTCTCTTTTTTACAACAGTAGCACTAACCTAATGCGGGTATATGGTGGGTCTTCTTGGTCTAATGTTGCTCCAACAGCGACTTCAGTTACCATCTCTCAGATATCAGATTTTCCAACTCAGACAGACAATGCTGGCAAATATTTAAAGACAGATGGGTCAGCGACAAGCTGGGGAACGGTGTCTTCCGGTTCGAGCGCTTCTGGGTTCGCTGAAGCAGATACTTCTGCAACAAACTACAGCGTTACTAATGCTTATGAAGTTCTTCCTAGTGACACCACTTTGAGTGGCACATGGGAACTTTTTAGTGACAACATCCTTCATGTTGTTGAGCCAACATCAATAAACAGTACAGGTGACAATTTTACAGAGGCATCACAGACTCTGACAGGTTCCCACGTTTTTTATAAAACAGGAACGCTAGCAACTTATGCCACTCTTACGGTTAGCAGCGGTGTAATTTTACAAGGAGTAGGTGAGGCACCAGCACCGGGAGAGAGCAGCAGCGGTACTGTTGATACCTTCCGTTCCTACGGTGAACTCCTCTACTTCGCGAATGCAGCTTAATTTTAAAAGGTACTTACGATGGTAGCTTCAATTAATAACACGACTTTGGCTCCAACATCTGCAGTCAAAATTTACACCAACAGTGGTGATAATGATGTGATTGCAACTCTTGATCTTGTCTCACAGACAGCAACTAAAAATCCAAAGGTTAATGTTGCTTATTCATCTAATGCAGAACACACAATGAATGGTTCTTATAACGCTTCGTGGAGCCTAAGTAATAGTGTGGGTGCGGATGCTTGCCCAATAAGCCTAAGTACAGAAACTTCGACTAAGGGTAAGACACCCTATGGTATTAGTGTCACAGACGGTACTCAAGGAGTGATGACTGATATAAGTAGTTCTTCTTCCGATACAGACAGTATAAAAAACAACCAATTTCTTGACCCTTATTTCCTCATTTCGCCCACAAGCTACAACAGCGCTTTCACTACACCACTTTTTGCTAAGAAGTACAGTTCGAGCACTGATCTCTGGAAAGATTTTCGAGAACCGATGGAAGATTCAACCATGGAACTGCTTTTCGGGGTAAATGGTGGCGCGGCTAATTACCAGACAGGGACTGTACAGAACTATAGCGGTGGCAGTTATCACAACAATTATTGGATTTATGACGCATACACAATGGTAGCCCTTGGCGCTGCAAACTCTGGTTACATGAGTGTCCAACATTTTTACACCAATGATAATACATTTGATGGGAGTAGTTGGACCGGTGAGTATGGAAACAGGACTTCTAACAGCTGTCTCTATGATGAGCTTGCTGGCAACTCCTATAGCTCGTATGACGTACCAACGGCACAACAACCTTGGGCTCGCCCATTCAGTTGTGACAATGGGGTATTTGTTATTGATACCACTCGGTATTCCAGCAAACAGAACATCATAATATTAAATATGGGCTCCTATTTTACAGATTTCACATCAACCTCAAGTATAGATAACGTTATAACTTCTAACCGAGGACATCGGGTAGAGCTGGCTGAAGCACATTCATTTCGATGGATTAGATGGAACCCACACACATCGAAGTGGTACATCTGCATTGGTGGTTCTAGTAATACAAGCAAAGGGCTTTATTCTTTTGATGATACTTCGACGTTCTACAATTCCGATACGGGAAACGGCGCTAAGATTGAAACAATCACTGGAAGATACACGAAAGAAGAAGCTTTTGACTTTCCCGACGAGAAAATGACGATTCCAGCAAGGCTCGCAAACAAGATTTGGTTGAGCTATACCTCTGCAGGAGTTGCCTACTACTCTACTGATTTAATCACTTGGACTTTAGCAAGTGCGGATTCTGTACAACCAAGTGACATGCTAATGAAGAATACAGGTTCAGATGGTACAACTTATTATGGTTCAAGGAGTACCTCTGTTGTTAAATATGTTTCAAGTGGCTACGAAAATGTGGATAAGGCAGGTTGGATTGAAAGCGAAACTGAAGTAGGGCGTTACGAGAGGTCAGGGATAATCATTCCTAAAGGCACGAGTCTTTACGTCGAAAATATAGATGCCGAGACATCAATTTCAGTGAATTTATTAACCATGGGAATCTAACTATGATTCGAGAAGCAGCTAACAATACCAGTACAGGCGGTATATCCGCTTCCGCTTCAAGTGGTGGTGGTTCTTCTGGACTAACAGAAGCTGAAGTAACAGCTTTAGCTAACACAGCGATAGCTGACAAAAGTGAATTCTTTTTTAAGCGAGCTTATGATTTTACCAGCGCACAAAATTATATTGGCGAAGATAATTTGGATGTTGATAACTATACGAGGTTGAAATTTAAAATTTATAACATCATGCCAAATAGTGGTAGTGATTATTATATTTTGCCAACAACTGATGGTTCTCCAAGCTCTACATCAATTCCTCATACAGGGCATGGCTACAACAACAGTACTCCATATTCTTGGAATAGCAGCAGTTATCCGAAGCCAGCCAATGGAAACACTGTTTGGAGTACTGGTGTTAACAGTCAGTCACTGTGGATTTTTGAATTCAACTTCACAAGATCAACCGACAACCTACAACAAATACAAGTGCTGTGGGACTGCGGTGTTCAACAAACAGGAGGCTATCAGTCTTATTCTCACTCAGGGCAGATGATGATTAATTGTGGTGGCACCCATTACAACGGAGTTCGCCTTATTCCCACATCTGGAGGCTTTATTGGAGAATACGGTTCTTCGGATAAATGTCGCGTTGAGGTTTACCAAGGAAAATACATTACACCCACTAGCTTATAGGAGCTAATTTTAAATGAGCAAGTTAATAGTAGATCAAATTCAAAAAGGCTCCAGCGGAGATCCATTGACACTCCCCGCAGTGGACGCTGCAGCAAATAATCAGCCGCTCGTATCGAGTACGGCTGGGGTACTTTCGTTTTCGCCTCTGGCTCTTCCAGCAGCAGATGGTGATGCTAATAAGCCAGTAACCACAGATGGATCAGGAACGTTGCAGTTTGGTGGCTTTGCGATTCCAGCGGGTGCTGGAACCGATGGTCAAGTGCTAACAAGCACAGGAACTGCAGCCGCCTGGGAAGCAGTAGCGGCACCCCCTGTTCCAAACGATAATATTTTATCTGTTGGCATGGTGATGACTTCATCAGCGCGAAACAATGTTTATTCGACAGGAGATTGGAGTTCTTCTGGACCATACACCACTTACTACAACTCTTTGAGTGATGCTAACAGCATAACGCAAGCTTGGAACATGTTGTTCGGTGATGGTAAGCCACAACAAACTACGATAAATTCTTCCTACTTTATGTATGCTAATGATGATGGAGACACTTTCCATCGAGAATTGATTTTTGCACACAACCGTAGGCTGGGGCATGCATTTCGAGACATGTATTACAACGACAATGCATCTACTGGGCAAGACTACGCAGGTGTCACTTTTAGCTGTATTCCTATTCGTAATCATGCTTCATCTGGTAGCACCAACTGTGTGATACAAACCACAAGATCTGTAGGCAGCGGAAATTATGGTGGCGCTGGTATTGTTTATTACACTCCTACTTTCTCCTCTGGCACTAACTATGCCAACGCGACTGGGGGCAGTTGGTCAACCCTAGAAAGCTATACCTCTGGTACTGATGATCGTGAGTACGAAGCAACTATTCCAGTTCCAGCACAGACTACAGTATTACTGATGATGTCATCGGCACACAGGTATCACACCACTTATCGCTACAAAGACACACATGGTTATTCTGATCTTCATACTGCTTTTGCGTCAGATATTATGGTTGACCAGCGGATGTTGCATGCCTTGTGGATGGGTCGTCAGCCAGCGGCTGTTAATAGTGCCAACACACCTTATGAACTTTACACAACTTGTGCTTCACTTTTCGGAGATCGATAAATATGTACGCTAAAATTGTAGATAATCAAATAGTGGAGCTAAGTGCTTCTGATTATGGGAGCGATGATTATGTTTTGGTTCCTCCCGAAGTTGAGGGCGCGGATAAAATTTATGACACTAATACAAATTCTGTTCGCGCTAAAACTGCAGAAGAAATTGCAGCAGAGCTTGAGGCAGTTACTTTATCCGATGCTTGGGCAGCTCTTAGGGGTCAACGAAATATAGCTCTGCGTAACACTGATGAGTTTATGGCTTCTGATAGACCAGAAACTGAAAACATGACGGAATATCGACAGTATCTCAGGGACTTACCATCAACTTATACTGACAGCACGATTCTTGAACAAGAACCTGTTATGACATTTGATGGCTTTGTTGCCTCTTTGTAGTTGAAGTGTAGGTCTGGAGGTAAGGACAATGACAGAAGCTGAATTGGAACTTCTCATTAATAAGGCCGCAGAGCGTGGGGCAGAAACGGCCCTCAAGAATATCGGGTTGTCAGACGAAATGGCAATTCATGATGTTCATGAACTTCGAGGATTGCTTGATGCCTGGCGCACAGTCAAAAAGGGTGTATCAACCACTGTTGTTCAGTTTTTGACTGTTGGCATTTTGGGTGCTCTATCAGCAGTTTGGTATTTCAAATCTTAGGTGTGACAAATGAAAACAGATATTTATCACGGAGATGTAAATTTAGAAGAGAAGCACACTGTTGCGGGAAGACTGAAACAGTTTACTGATTCGGATTCTGCAGCTATGCAGTATGCTTCTGCATTAGGCAGAAGACAGGCTGGAGCTAGAGGATTAACCAACAGCTCTATAGCAGTAGGGCAAGCTGCCGAACAAGTTTTTAGAGTAGGCACAGATGTCGCTAAAGCTGATGCAGCACTTATCTCACAGCAAAGAATTGCAACGGGTCAAAACAGGACTCAATTAGAAACGCAAAGAGCTTCTGATGCAGCAGCATTTGATAGAACTAAGCTGACAACTGACACACAAAAAGATATTCAAAAGGCTTCTGATCAAGCAGCATATGATAGAACTAAGCTGACAACTGACACACAAGTAAAAATTCAAACGCAAGGAGACAAGGCTGCAGCAGAAAGGCTAGCCTCCCAAATTACTAGCCAAGAAAAGATTGCGGATTTGCAATCTCAGACTCAGAAAGATATTCAATCTGCTGCAGATTCAGCCGCACTAGCGAGATTATCGACACAAATTTCTTCTAATGAAGCAATAGCACTTGCAGAACGTGCAAACGCAATGGCAATTGCAAATGTCCAAAGCGCGAGCGCACTAGCAGTAGCACAAGAAAGATCATCAAGTGCAGAAACGATAGCAGCTGCTCAGATTACTAGTGCTGAAAATCTCAATGCAGCAAACATTCAAAGTGCAGAAGATATTGCTGATGCCCGAAACGCAACTAATATCACTATATCAGCGAACAATGCTGCGGCAATTGCTGCTGAAAATGCATTGGATAGGCTGAGCTCAGAAAATATTACTAACTGGAATAACCAGGCGCAGATGGATCTTCAAGCACTTAGAGAAAACTTTGCGCTCACAAGTGAGTATCGATCTGATGCTACTAACGCTTGGACTGCTTTTAGTAATGGTATTGCAAATATAGATACTACGGCTTCAGCTGCAAGCCAAACTGAACAATACAATCGGCTTCAAGGCGCTTTTCAATCCCAGATGACTTATATCAACAAGACTCGTCTTAATGATTTAGTCTCGAAAGGGCTTAGTGCTACAGATACTGAAGCAATGGAAGCTTATGAAAAAGCAAGTCAGCTAGGACTCTCGGCTGATGAACTTGATGCATTGGCAGGGGCTCCTGCGGGTACAGCTTCAGCTTGGGTAACCAACAAAGGTCTTCAGCCTTTAACAGGAAATACAGAAGATAACTCAGGCACCACTACCACAACCACCACTACCACAAGCACCGATAACTCAGGTGGAACTGATGCTGATATATATGGCGGCGGAACAGATGGTCAAATAGATTTGTCAGAAACTGTGACTCAGGTTGCGTAGCGTTTATAAGAGTACACTAAGGAAAGCTTATGTATGAAATTGTGAAAGCATCAAACAAAGATGCAGTAGCAATTTCTAAAATGCTTTACGCCTCCTTAATGAATGGTGTTGATGGAAATTTTTCTTTGTCTAAAGAAAAAGTGCTAAACCATGTTATTGAAGTTATAACAAGCAACGATGGTTTTTCAGTAATACTAAAATTCAATGACGATACAGTTGGCTGCTTTATGGGTCAGCTAACCCCGCACAAATATGCCTTGGGCTACATCGCCACAGAGCTTGGAGTTTATATCGATCCGGCTCATAGAGGTTCAGATCATTTCGTTAAAATGTTAGATCAATTTGTTTGTTGGTCATCCAAAAAGCCTGATGTGCTTATGACCACTTTTACAATAGGACAGATCAATGCAACTACCCCGTACCTTCGTCACGAACTCAAGGCAAGAAATTTTGAGCAAGGCGATGAAGGTTACTACATGTTGAGGGATGTATGAGCAAACTTATTAAATCAATTAAGAAAGGCATTAAGAAGATTTTTAGAGCTGTAAAGAAAGTAGTGAAAAAAATTGTCAAATCAAAAATCTTTAAAGCCGTAGTGATAGCAGCAGCGATTTATTTCACTGCAGGAGCTATAGCAGGAACTCTTAGTTCTGGGGCAGCTAGTGGGGCAGCAGCAACGACTCAAGCTGCTTCAGCAGGAGCTGCCGCCACGAGTAGTGCTGCGGTTACAGGAGCAACAGCAACAGCTGCTCAAGCTGCTCAAGGTGCTGCTTGGTTTAACAGTTTAGCCCCAGCAGCGGCAGGGACAGTTACGGCAGGGTCAACAGCAACTGGAATTGGAAGTACTATTTCTGGGCTACTCTCTGCTGGTGCATCCAAGGTAGGTAGCGCATTGGCTTGGACAACTCAAACCCCCGCTAATGCGATGATTACAGCTACAGGCATGAACATTGCCGGACAAGTGATAGGTGCGAAAGCACAGTCTGACGCGGAATGGGATAGGTATAAAGCAGATAAAGCTGAATACGATGCAAACACCAGTTTTCAGCTAAATGTTGCCGATAGGCTTGCAGCTGCAGGATACCCAGCAAATGACTACGGTCCTGCGCTGACGAAATACCAGCCAACGACAACCCAAGGCAAAACAGGGGGTCAGGCGCAGTTACAACAGCCTTATGCCAACACTGGCTATTATGACCCAACAACTGACACTTACAGGAATGTCTAATGAGCATCGTCCAACAAATTCAAGAGCGCCAAGGCGCTTCAGTAGGTGAAGCTGTAACTCGCATGGATGAGGCAGCTGCGGAAGCAGCGAGACCAAATGCTATGCATCAAGCAAAAGCAGGGAGAGAGGCACACAGTAAAGCAATACGCCAGGCGGGAGATGTTGAGCTTCCAGAAGAAGTCATTGCTGGGCCAGAAGAACAGCGACAGCATGAAGAAGTGGAAAAGCAGTTAATCACAATGGTGCATGGTCAAGGCCAAAGTGCTTCTCTACTTGAGGCTGTTTTTAATCATGGAGATCCAGTGCTGGGAATTGGAACAATGGCAAGCACTATTGTCCTTCAATTACAGGATAAAAATCCTCTTGTGACTGAAGATGTCATCGCAAGTATTGGTGAACGAGCAGTAGAAGAAATCACTGAACTTGTTGAGACTGCGAATCCTAGAGTTGATCTATCCGAAGATGAGATGGCTGAAGCGTATTCGATTGGGATGCAAACTTACATGCAGCACAAAAGTGAGCAAGTTGATGAAGTTGAAATGCAGGAGTTTCTAGGCAATGTTTAAGAGACCAGAACGGCCATTAAAGTTTAATGCAGGAATGGGTATTGGCAAGGCTTTAGAGCTTGGCGGTAACTATTATAATGAGCTCGCAATACAGAAATTGAATCAACAGGCATTGGAAGAAAGCCGCGCTTATCAGACTGAAGAGAGGATAGCCGGACAAGACTTCCAACGGGAAATGGAGGAAGAGCGTCAACAGTATCAGACTAACGCAGCAAATATTCTCCATGGCAGGAATGTAGCAGCATCGGAGACAGCTCATGACAGAACAGTAGCCAGAGAGGATAGGGGATATTCAACTGTTGATACAGAAGACACTGTTCAATGGGGGTCTTTGCCACCAGCTATACAAGCTGCTTGGGGACAAGAGTCTGGAAAATCAGAGGAAGAATTGGCAGCAATTGATCCAACGAGGCCATTTCTAATGAGTAAAGACAGTGATGGAAATATTATTAGAACCAGTGGACCAAATGTTGATTACCACCTTATAGATGGAATATGGCAAGAAACTTCACAAGTCAGATCAGGTGGAAATCTAGGAGGACAAACTGAAGCTGAAGCTAAGTATGGTATTTATGGCTTTGCTCTAGGAAGCGCTATAGATGAGCTTAGAACTGTTCTACTCCCACACGAATCGGGGGGAATGGGCTATAACTTAAATTCTTTAAGCTCTAAGGTTGAACAGATAGCCGGGGTGCTTTCTCCTGTTGGAGGAAACTTTTTTGTTAGTGATGCTGGTCAGGTATATCAAAATGCCCTTAACCATGCGACAGAAGCTCTCTTTAAAGGATGGTCGGGTGCTGCTGGTTCTAATGAAGAAGCTCGAAGATATGCGTCAATGTTTCCGCAGCCTGGTGACTCAGCTGGTGTAATTTCTGTGAAGTTAGAAATGGTAGATCAGCTAGTAGATAGATTCAAAATAGCATCTGGTATGTTCCCTAATGATGAAAATTACATGAGTAAATCTTCAGCGGAACGCTTAGCGCAAGACAATGCTTTAGTTACAAGGATGTATAACGAGGCTGATCAGATTGCTACACAGCATGCTTTTAATATTGATCTTAATAGATTTGAGACCTACGCTCCGGGCGGCGGTCCTGTTATCACTTCTGAGGATGACGATCTAAATAGAATCATGAATACCACCTATGGATCACCCTCAGCAAACCGTTAAAAGGATATACCTATGTCTGACTTTGAAATGCAGCAAATGGTAGAAAAGATAAAGGAAGCAGACGCATTCTATAACGATTTAAGTAATTCAGATGAAAGCAGAGAGCAAGCTAGGCGGGATATTATTGTTCTACAGCAAGCAATACAAGCTAAACAAAATAGTCCACAGCCACCTGTAGAAAGTGGGGGAATTGTAGAGAATGTATCTGATTTTGGAAGAGGTATAGGGCATGGAATGCGAGACATGTATAGGTCAGGCAAAGAGCTGGGTATTCGTTTCATTGGTGATGATAATTTAGAAGCAGACCGATTAGATCGGCTAAATGCTCAACGAGAGCAAACTAGATTAGATACCCAATATCTTAGAGAAAGAAGTCCATGGGCTTATGGCGGCGGTAAACTCCTTGGTGAAGGCATTGCTACTCTACCAGCTGGTGGAGCAGGGGGGTTTGCTGCTAAAGGGCTTGTTGGTTTAGGAGGAAAGCTTGTCTTAGGACGAGGGCTAACAAGAGGAACTGCTCTATCTGGGGGAACTTTCCTTGCTGGAGAGGGGGCGGGGGCTGGTGCTTTTTATAGTGGCGGCGATGAATCAATGGCTACTCAAGCAGGTGTAGGTGCAGTAGCTGGGCCTGTATTGGGAGGAGCAATCAAGGTAGCAGGGGGCGCTCTTGGTCCATTTTTTAGAAATAGATACAGAATGATGAGAGGCACGCCACAAGATAGAGTTGATGCACTGACAAATCCTCAAAGGATTCAAGAGCGTGTTGATGCTGCAAAAGATTATGGCGGGTATGATTTAGATCCAGCAACAGCTTCTGGCACTGGTAGAGCTTTACAGGCTTTAGATCAGCTAAGAAACTCTCCTGCTTCAGCCGTGGCGCAAGGTATGCGTACCGCAGAGGCTAATGTTGAAAGACAGGTACATGAACGCGCAAGAGATGTCGCTACTTTATGGGGCGCTTTGCCTAATATTGATCCTGATTCTAGAGACTTTCAAGAAGCCGGAAGGCTGGTTCAACAACACTTAGACGGCCTTAGAAAAGCAGATGAACAGCAATTTAAAAGCATGTATCGACAGTTTGATGCCATGCGAGCAGGGCAAGCAACGCCTTTTGAGCCAGCCAGCTTAAATCAAAAAATTATTGATTTAGATAGATCAGGTCAAACACTCAATAAAAAAATGATGGACGAAATTGATCTTCTTCTTGAGAACTATAGCATCAGGCCAATACGACAGGAGCCTTTACCCACTTTCCCCACTAGAGCACAGGCGAGAGCGCCAGGCAGGACTCCCGATAATGACTTAACCTTTGAAAATGTTGAGTCTTTGATTCAAGAGTTGAATGCTGTAAGCAACAATGTTTCTTTAATGGGGAATATAGGTAACGGGCAAAATTATATAAAGAATGTTAAGGCCGTTATTGATGGTCATGTAGATGAAATATTTGATGCAATGGATGGCAGTGGTGGTGTTGCTCAACTAGGAAGGCAAGCAAGAATACATAGACGGTCTTTCAGTGATAAGTGGGAATCTGGGGATATTTTAGAAAGACTAACAGCCCTAAAAAACGACAATACTCATAGGATGGATTTTAATAAATCTTTAAAAAACATAGGTACAGAAGATTTACAAGAGTTAAAAACCAGACTTGGAATTGTGTTAAATGAAAAGGGAGCAGTAATAAAATCAGGTATAGAAAAAGACGCTTCTGGCAATCTTACAGGTAGCGACAGCGAAGTGGCGAAAAACATTTGGGAAACAATGCAAGCCGCTCCGTTGCTTGACGCTTTTGCACAAGCTACCTCAAGCACCACTGGAGGAGTTACTCGCGTTATGGACGATGCTGGGAATGTATTCAACAATAGGAAGTTTGCAACCACTTTTAATTCCCATGTTAAAGGGGATAAAGCTGAAATTCTTTATGGTGGCTCCAGAGTTGAAGAAATGAATAAAACATTTAAAGCGTGGAATTTAAGACACGTTAGGCCAGCAGACCCTGCAAAAATTAATGTGTCGGATTCTGCTTGGACAGCGTTAAGAAGTTTAAGATTTGCACCTGCAGGGATAATGAGAAATTTTTCTATGGTGCTCGCAGGGACTACAGGTGTCGTGGCAAACAAAATTAGAGCGGGTATGGATGCACGCGATTTTGCAGAACTTCAAGCAGGTAATATTCCTCAATCAATAACTGCAGATATGTACGCTGACGCAATGATGGAGCTGGAAGAAAAATATTTGGATTCTAGTCTTGCTAGATTTATGGGTGCCTTAAATATGTCTTTTAGAACTGGATCTGAAGGAAGGTTTAGTGAACAGTTTGATCAATAGTAATTTCTCTCCTGCTCTTATGAGTAGTTTTCCCCAGTGGCTATGCTGCTGGGGCTTTTTTTGTTAAGGATTAAATGTCACAACAAACTCATCAGTTTCATTCATGACATCAACGTGTAACCAGTTAATGTCCATCTCAAGGCGAACTGGATGAGGCAGTAATTCCCTTTCTTTATCTATGATGTCTTGTCTAATTTCTCGATAATCGAAATCGCCTACAGCGTCGAAGGCCATGCCGTGACTATGAGCTGAATAAATTGAGTGATACTTGCTGCCTGGCAGACGTAAACCGCTGCCGATTCTATCGCCACCAAACTTATAATTGTTAATTGTCATCGGAGTATTAACATAATCTCGTATGGCATTCAGCGTAGCAATTAGTCTCGGATCGATATAACGGATCGCTCGATTACCAAACTTCTCAAAAGTCTCCGGTGGCACGAGCTCATGAACAGCAAAATTATTTAACTTGTATATTGTCATCAACAGCTTCCTCAATAAGAAGGTCTATATAATGTTTAGCTTTTCTTAAATCTTCTATTCCTCCCTTTTTTCTCCAACGTGAAACATACTTCACCACATTCCCTTCAGCATAGTTCAATCCATTCTTAGTAATATATTCTATCGGTTGTATTTTCATTTCGCGGTAATGATTTCCACCTACTTGTACTTTGTGGGTTTTCATTTCAATATCCCTGATCTAAAAGTTGTAAAGATAAAGGAGTCCATAACTCAACTACCTTGTTTTTGAAATTGTAAAAATTGGAAGATAGAATTTTGGCTAGTCGTGCTTGGATTAAAGCATCGTCTTCTGTAAATCCTTTTGATGCATAAGCTTCTATTACGCAATCCCAAAGATCTTCAGCATCCAGCTGAACAATCTCTTCTGCATATACTGAAGCTGGACCCACCCCCGGACAGCCAGAGTAGCCATCAGTTGCATCACCAACAATCGTTTGCCACATATGAAACTGAGCGGCTTCAAGCGGAGTTATAATTTGAACACCTTGTTCTGGATGGCGGGGGTTATATACAGGAGCTGCAACAGTTCGCATGTCTTTGTCTTCGCTGACAATAATCTTTTCCCCGGCAATTAACTTTGGGTGCGTTGCGAGGATGCCCATGATGTCATCGGCTTCGAGGTGAGGTCTTATGTATGATCGATACTCAGTGGCTAGATAATTTTTGACGCGGGGCAGTAACTCTGGCCTTGCCTTCTCATCTCTATTACGATTCCCCTTATAGGTATCAAGCACCTTATATCTGAAGTTGTCTTTATGGGTTAAACACATGACTGCCTCATCAGCATTAAGTTCAACCATGAGCTCATCAATCCGAATATCGATATCTTGCAGTGCTGATTCTTCCCAACTGTATTTACCAAAAGGCGTGTTCACTTCATTAATGGCTGCTGCCTTAAATGCAAATATATCTGAATCAAAAAGTAGTGTTAGCATGCTTCTCCAATTTAATTCCTATCCGTGGGAACGTAGTAAGTCTTGCAAGCATTCTTTCTCTAAGAGTGGGCTCCCGGTAACCTTTAAGTTCTTGCACGGGCAAAAAGTAATCAGAGGTTACTCGGTAAGTACCATCACTCGGCAGGATATAGTGCCTTTGAGTCATGACAACATCATTGGGTGGTCCTAGCCGCACCTTTCTGTCATATGCTTTCTTGACCATCTCAGTGAATGGTCTTGCTGTGGAGAACCCAGGCATGCCAAAACTATAGAGATTGTGTGGAGGAGAGGAAGCCGCACACATCACCATAAGACATGCCGGGACTCCGGCTCCTACAAAAGTAGTTTTAAAATCTTCTTTATCTTCTTGCCTGTACTTCAGCATTTCTGTAGCCATGGCTGACAGGATTTCGGAATTAAACGCACAAGCCATGTTATGAACGAAAATGTTCGCTTTAGACTCTGTGTGTGTTTCTCTTCCAGCTTTAAAAAATAGGCGATTAAATTTTGAATGCTTTTTGCTATTGAAAGTGACAATGAAACTTTCAAAAGATTTCCAGAAGCCAACATCCAGCAAGAGCTTTTCGTTTTTAAGAACATCGAGTTGTATGCCGTTGAGAAACACAACTTCTTTTGGTGGATCTGTAAGCATTTGAAGCGCAAGTTTTTTATGCATCTAATGTGTCTCCAGCCATGAGTCACCGACATTACCTTCGCCAGTGATAGGTACTCTGAATTGATAGTAGGCACCAGCCTTGGGAAAGGCTTCTATTGCAATCTTGTTGTACAGCTCAACGTCTTCTTCTCGAACTTCACACTGAGCTTCATCATGTACGTTGGCAACGAACTCATAATTGCTTCCACCAAATTGCATGGGATAGAGCCCAGCGGCCTGTAAGTCTTCATCGAGAATCACGAGCCAGCGCTTCATAAGAATTGCGCCAGCGGATTGCAGCAGCATGTTTAGCGCCGAGTGGACTGATCGAATCTCAAGGATGCGGCCATCGAGAGCTTTGAGTTTTCTTTCTGAACGAGCCTTGTGTTTGACGGCAGAGATAAGTTGACCAAGGGCTGGCAATGAGCGAGAGACATTAGCTCTGCTTTTCTTGCCTAGTGATGTTAAAGCTTTATCGTAGGCCGGACCCGCAGGACCATGTTGGTCGATCAAAGATTTTTGCTTTTCGGCAGCTAAGTCATTGAAGACGATGGAGCCGAGCCGAAGGTCTCCGCTGCCATAAAGGAATGCATAGATGAATGTCTTTGCGTTTGCTCGCTTATTGAGTCCAATGGCTTTCTGGTTGACTGAATGAACATCGCCGTCCACAACCAGTTGTCCATAATCACCGTTATCATACGCCGCCATGTAGTGTGCGAGACATCGGAGTTCAAGACCTGACGCATCATGCCCCAGTAGTTTAAAGCCAGCAGGTACTCCAAAGAGTCTCCTTGAGTCAGCTCCGAACCCCCCTCGTACCCCGAACACGATGCTGCCGTTGCTGTCTTTTCTAATGCCGGGAACCTGTCCGAGATTTGGATTCTTGTGTGAACATCTCCAAGTGTTTGTTCCCATAGGGTCAATGCGTCCATGAATTCTTTTGTCTCTAACATTTTTGAGCCAAGACGAATTTCCAGCGGCCAGCATGCCACCGATTTTGCTGCATTGAAGGTAAGGAAGGAGTAATCGGATTGGTGGATAATCGAGTTTAGACAGTACACGCTCATCGACAGTAGCTTTACCGTCTGCGCCAAAAGCATCAGGTTGCCATCCGTAAACTTTTTGAAGCCTGTTTTGGATATGGTCTCTGCTAGCCGGATTGAATTCAGTGACTGTGATTTTCGAGAAAGAGCAGCCAGCTGTGTAACCTTGTCTCGCATTATCCCTCTTTGGTGTAAAAACTTTGCCTCGTTTATAGAAACTTTTGAACTCATTGATTAACTCCCCTTCGAGCTTCAACATTAGCTCTTGTATTTCGCCATATAATTTTATGGCTTCATCTTCGTTAAAATAAAAACCCTGCCGCTCTTGCCGTGACATGATGTGCTGAAACTGATTGTCCAGCGCATGGCATTCCCATGAATGCAGTTCAAGTTTTTTTAAAACTGATTCCACCAGGCGGGTTGTTACGACAACATCTTGAACGCAATAGTCTTGCATCTCGGCTGTCCACTTGGACCAATCAGTTGTGCCTTCTTCATCAGCAATGCTTCCTTTCAGTTCCCCTAGTCGATAGCCCCATGCTTTAAGCGAGTGGGAGCCCACGAGGTTCATCTTTGCGAAGTCCTTATGCCGTCTATTCTTTTTCATAGCGTCAAAGTCTTGGCCGCGAATGTTTCTGTAGATGGCTTTAGCCATTGTCATTGAGTCAAACATTTGGCTTGGCTTTAAGTTAAAGCTCTTGGTGAATCTCTGAAGAACTGGATAATCGAAGCCATGCCCATTATGAAAGATACATTTGTCGCACTCATTGAGAACACTCATGGCATCCTCGATGTCTCCATCTGCATCACCTTCATTGTTGAAGGTGAGCCATTTCTTTTCATTAAATTCAAAAAGAACAATACAGTGGATCTTGGTCATCTTGTCCAGAAAACCATCTGTTTCAATATCTCCGATAAAAAGTGACATATGGCCCCCTAGAAATCATTATTAACAGTTTTCTTGAAGCCATGGTCCTCGGCTGATTTAGGTCTTTCATCAGGGAACTTATAATCTGCGTCAACTTTTTGGAGGCCACTGTCCTCATCATAAGCGAGCGTTAAGACATTGCCTGTGGCTGTACCTGTATATCTATCCTTGAGGCAACGAAACTTTGAGTGTCTACGCTCCTCGATGTCATCGGCTTGGGTGTCTCGCTCAATGGCAAACATAAAGTGAGCCCAATAGCCTATAGCTCTGGACCCCTTAAAGTGACGCACATAGACGCGGCCACCTTCTTCGTGGGGGATACCATCAGGAGTAGCTAAGTGCGATATCACATAGAAGTTCACACCGAGCTGCTGTGCGAGTTGCGCCATGTCGGCACAAGTTGATTCGAGTAGCTTTCGCTCATCAGTGGCATGAGCTGCGAAAGCAGTTAAGTGATCAATGTAGAAATGTCTATAGCCCATATGAGCCAGCTGCGTTATGTCGCGGCTCACTGTGGCCCATTCTGCTGCACCCCACTGGTCATATATGTAGGCTTGCTTGTTTTCGAGTTCTGCAAACGCAGCGTCTACATCATCTTGGGTCCAGCCTGTATTAGGAATATGAAATCGTTGTCCAGCAAATTTGCCAGCCAAACGCTTGGCAGTCTCGACAGGAGTTTGCTCAAATGAAAATAGAGCTACCTTTTCACCATTGGCGATATCACTAGCAGCTTGCTGAGTGAAGATGTCTGTCTTACCAACACCTGTACCAGCACCAAAGAAATAGGTCTCGCCTGGTCTTCGCCCATAAGTCCAATGAGTTAAGTCACTGAAGATCCACGGTAAGCCTGTGTCTACTGGTCTCAGAACATCTTCTTTAAGACTACTGAGGGATACAAATCGAGAGGGTGTAAAAGGTGACGCTCTCCAAATGGCATCGATAATCTCGCGAGTGTGGCCCTTGGTTAAAAGCTCGTTAGCATCCTTGCAGCCAAGGGGAGTCACTGCAATTAGACACTTACCAGCTTCAAGGAGTAGGGCGGCTCGTTCAGCGGCTTGGCGGCCCGCTTCGTCATTATCGAACCACAGAATTACTTCATCGAAAGAGTTGATGAAGGTGAACGCATTTTTAAATGCCTTCTCAAAACTGTGGGTGCCATTAGGGAGCGAACAGACGGGCCACTTGCAATTTTGCGCTTCCATTACTGAAAGTGCATCAAATTCGCCTTCAGTTATAACGAGTTTCTTGCCAGCAGACGGCCAGAGATTCTGGAAAATTAAACCAGCGTTCTCGGTGTCACCAACAAAGCGAAACTCTTTATTTTGAAGTCGAATTTTCGTAGCAAGATGACCAGACCCATTTCCATCAGGAACTGTGACAAGGTGAGCTTTTTCGCCTATGTAAGTCCCGATGTGGTATTGCCCGAATTCCATTGTTCTCTGAGAGATACCTCTCTTGCGGTGGAACTCGCCTGATACAGGATAAGGAGGTTTAGGTAATTTTGTTTTGGTAATATTTTTTGGTTTATCACCATCTTTGTATTCATAGTAGTCGCAAACAAAGCATGTACCGTATCCAGATTCATACCGAGCAAAGCCATCACTCGATGTGCATTTTTCTGACGGACACGGTTCGTGCTTCACGAATTTGCCTTTTTCGTGTGCCATTTGTTTCCCCTTGCATTTTGCAGTACGCGAAAATCTCTGGATCGGTGGATCGATATGACAGTCGAATTGCCATTCGTTCGCAGTCAGCGAAAGAGTCAAAGCATAAAGTCTTTGTGCAGTCATCACTCATCGTCATACCGCCGATAATTAAAACTAGTGCATAAATCATTTTTTTCTAGAAGCAGTTTTCTTTTGCTTCGGTAGGTGATAGCGAGCGAACCTTCCTTTGATTCCTCGTTCGTACATCACATCAATTTTGTGTCCCTGCTTCCGAAGACGGTGAATTACGCTTGCCAGGCGCGAGCATCCGAAAACATGACTTGCAGTGGCTTGTGTGATTGGCCCCCTTTTTTTCATGTAGTTCAAGACGTTGTGAGAGTGAGACATAGCTCTATGTTTCGTGCGGAGTTTCATTTCGTTTTCCTTTTTTTCAACATAGGTAAGCGCCGAGCGAATCCAATCAGAAGAATCGAAAAAATAGCCTATTCCAAAATTACAGCCACGACAGAGCAGCCCCCGAATATTTCCGGTGACATGGTCATGATCAACACAAGCCTGTTGATAGTTGATTTCTTTACTAAAATCGAAGGGCTTTAGGCAAATTGCACAAGCATTATCTTGCTTAACAATTAGTTCAAAAAATTCTAATTTTTCAATCTGATATCGGTGTCGAAGGATGTACCACCTCTTCTTTTCTTGAAGCTCATCCATTAGGCATCACCGAGACATGTACAATCACATGTCCGTTTTTAATGGGAGCTCGACGCACCACTCTCAGATCATCGACTTGACAATCGTCCTGCCAAACTCTGGCATGAGTGAGTGCATCGAGGAGCGCTTTCTTGAGGTTGTCCAAATCGCGCCGTCTTCTGTCCGGGGGGAATGCTTCCACCCAGACTTGAACACGCTCTTCTTTGGGAATAGATCGATCACCATCGGGAATGAAGCGCAGGTACTCAATTACGTCTTTTCGAAATTGTTTGCCTTTGCTTCCTATGAACTGTTGCCCAGTTCTAGTCCTTCCATAATAGTGATTGATGGACGGAGGCCACGGCAACTTTAAAACAAATTCGGGCCTCAGTTTTTTCGGGAAAGAATTAGAACTCTTCTTCCGCTTCCTCTGTCTGTTCATTTTCTACTTCCTGTGACTCATTGTCTGAGTCTGAAATGAACCCCTCGTGTGTACCAAATCCATAGTGATCTGCAGTTCTCTCAGCTCCTGCCACTTCAACAACTTGAACGGCCGAGATACGCAAACTGATACCAGCCTTTTTTAGACCAGCTGCAACAAATGGAACTACCTGAGTTGAGACAGCAATGCGTGAACCACCCCAAAGCTTGAGGTTGTTTCTGTCCTCTCCCATTATTTTTCCATTTGAAGAATCAAACAGTGGAACTTCTCGGCTCCACTCTTTCCCAGTTTTCTTGTCTTTTCCGCGAACAGTAGTCTTCATTTTGAACAGAAGTTTTCCTGTAGGCTCGCCCTCCTCATCGACTTCGTCATCGTAAGGAGCATATTTCTCAAGTCCGTCTTTCTGTGTCTTGAGTTTTGCTTTGGCATTGCCAGTGGCTTTCTGCCACTCTTTTTTGAGTTTTTCTTTACCTGCTTCAAAAGCTTGATCAATAAGCTCATTGATGTCGCTAACGAATTGTTTCGCTTTTGGCTCTTCTGGATCTAGCAGCAACTTAGTGTTGCACTGATACAAGCCATTGTTTTTAAGCTGGTATTCATCATGATCTAAAAGGTGCGGATATACAGCCACGCCGATTGGAGTTGTTCTGAAAATCTTGGCATTGGGAGAGTCAAGAGCTTCAGCAACTGTTGGTTCGTCACTCATCTTTTGGTTCCTCTTTTTTACTAAAGGTGGGGGTTATATCTCGGCGCTTTAGGTCATCCCAAAGAGCCTCAATCTCTGTAACATTTTTACCAGCCTTCAAAAGTTCTAGGCTGGTTGCAGTGGATATCAATCCATTCTTGTCGTATTCGGTACGGGCTTTCTTCATTAGCTCTTTCAACTCTTTCTCCGTATATGGAATGATTAGAATGTCAGCACGCAGATAAAGCTGTCGTAGCTTTCTGAGATGTTCAGCGCTGGCGGGTTTTGGTTTTCTTTTTTTTCGTGCCTTGGAGTGCTTGCCTACTACTTCTTCTTCGAAGACTTTCTCACCAAAGCGCTCGTAGGCTCGACGCATTTGTCTTTTGGTAGGCATGACTTCTGTCTCCTATTATTTTGATGCTGAATGAGGAGCCTTCGGTATAGCTCTGTGAGTGGGTCTTTAGGCTTTGTCAACGGGGTGATGCGGAAAGTCTGGATCATTGAAAAGTGCAACTGAAAGCACATAGCTGGACAGCAGGAAATGAAAGAGCTTCCCCATTGTTAGGTAATCTTCATCTTTGAATGCTGCGACAATTCGTTCTCGATACTCTTCTTCAAGATCTGAGTATTCAAGAATCTGGTGCTTGGCAAGGCTGTTAATACCGTCTGGACCAAGACCTTCCCACACAACATCTTTGTCATTGAGAAGTTCAATGAGTTTGTTGCGATATCTTCTGTCGTTTTCTGCAATTCCGTCTAACCACTTATCTGACATGTGTACACTCCGATATCGGCATTACGCATATTAAGCGAAAAAGAATTCAGAGTCTCTCACCAACTCAAGATTTAAGTTGCCTCGACGAGGCGGCTTTTCTAGCTTAGCTTTAACTGCATCTGGCATCGACTGATACAAATCATTAAGCACATCTGCCTCATACATCTCTGCAAATTTTTCTCTCAGAATTTCAAACAAGTCAGGAGTTACTGCAGCGTGGGTTCCAAAGGAATCATGAATCATGGCGAAGTCTCTAATGTCATGCCTGGCACATTCATTTACGGTCAACATTAGGTGAGAAGCATCAAGTGAATGCACGAAGTTTGGTGCAGCGCCTTGCCTCTGCTTCGGTTTTTTTATCTGTGCTGAACCAGTTCGTTGGGTAAATTTGACGGAACGGCCTTCGACAAAAACTTTAAATCTTTGCGTTTCGTAATCGTAATATTCTTGCACCACTGGCAATCCGGTAGGAGTGACCCAGCTGAAAGCTCCATCGAGATTATCAATCACTTGAGCTTTAGTGGACGCTGCAGATGCTAACCAGTTCATCACATCAAAAGCAGCTCCAGCGACATCACCGATGACACCATGTATTTGTTCGGCTAAGAAGGCAGCAAGAGAAGAGTTAGTGCCTTCTTGATATTCGAGCTTTCCTTTTCGGACCAGCTTACGGCACTTATCTACAATCTGATCTCGCATTCCGATCCGAGTGACACCATAAGACAGTGTCATCACTGGTTGCTTCACTACATCTCGACTCACTTTGCCTACCCAATAGTGAGCCTCTTCGATGCCTTCTGCTGCTTGTTTGGTCAGCAATATTTCAACACCATCAGCAACCTGAGTGTATATGTCAGCCGAGTGCTCTGTATTAGTCTGCACAACATTCACTGCTTCGGCAGTCTTTTGATCGAGCATAATGCCGGCAAAGTGCTGGAGCCCATTGCAACTCCCATCGATGGCTATTGGAAGATGACTTACATAGTCTTCGCCTTCCATGGTGTAACCTAATAGCTCAAAGCAACAGGCTAGAAAACAAAAAGGCTTGTCAGCTTCCATCCAGCCTCGATTCACCATGGGGTCCATAGCATAAGCGCAGTAGTCATCTAGGTTCTCTTGAGTTGCATCAATGCGAGACTGAAGGTTGATCTTATCGTTACCCCATACGTTTTGGGCATGAATAAATAACCAAGGCACGCCTTCTTCACCAAGACGCATTCCTCTGGCAAATTTCAACATAGCCTTACCGCTGTCATCGCCTTGTGGATTGATAGCGCCTCGTCCAGCTAAAGGATAGATGCGGCCTCGGAAATCTAGATTGTGTGGGAAATAGAGCTCTTCTTCTTCGAGCAGCAATTTACCCATCTTGAGCTTTTGAGCTTCAACGCAAGATTTTGCTTGAGCATCTTTAAGTGCTTCAAAAGCCTCTCTTCTTTGAGATTGTCGTTTCGAAAAACCACTCTCATGCCGCTCAATCCTTTCTGGCACATTTATGTCACTTTGGTCACTGCATCCTGCTAAACCTTTGCCTATGCATTGAAGCCAGACATCCCACACGGGGACGTTGATGCACCAGGCGGTGTTTTGAATTGTATTTACTGCCTCCATCACAATCGACAAATCTGAATTTTCTAACGCTTTAGGAAAGGACTTTTCTCTGGTTCTGACGAGGCAAGCGGGATGGAGATTTTGATAGAGGTAACCACCATCATAAAGAGTGGTCCATGGAGCAGGTGGTATAACCATCGGCAAGTGGTATGGAGCTGCAACTTGATTCGTGAAGTTGGCATCTTTGATCCACTGATTGCCTAAATCAGTAGGCTCTATGTACTTTTCAGAATAGCAACTGTTTCGCCAATGTTGCTGGACCTCAAAGAGTCCTGTGTGAGAGCAAAACAAGTCAATTAACGTACAACCTATAGATAAAGCTTCTTGATCTGACGCTTCGATATGGACTGTCTCAGCAGTAAAAGTTTCAGATGCTATTTTTTCTCGAATGTAGCTTTTAGGTTGCCAGTTGAGAGTTCTAACTAACTTATTAAACTTGTCTTTGTCTAACATCTCATACAGATGAGCACCACAAGCAATAAGTACATCAGTCGCCAATTGATTAACAACAGAACGATAAGTTCTATTCTTTTTGGCAATTGCATTGACTATAACGCGAGCTGTGAGAAAACTTGTGGTGGAGGTAGGGAGTATCTTAATGTATTTCAAAGAGCTAGGCTTTCTGCCCTTTTTACTTTCTGTGGATTCAATCCATGAATCCAAGAACTTAATGAATGACTCTTCGTTAGTTAATGTTTTCTTAATGAGAGTTTTGCCGCCCGGAGTGCCACTTAATCCTTGTCGCTTAATGTCTTTGGCAATTCGATCTTCTTGAATTGCGATTGCAACTCTCTCTAAAGCTTTCTCTTTTTCCAGCTTTATGTCTTCCATATGCATCCCCTTGCTTAGCGTTAGGTATTATATATATATGGGCTGATATATATAAAACATAAAGAAAGAGCCCTGCCGCAGTGCTTTTTTTAGTCAAAGGGCAGGGCTCAGTTGGGGAAGTGGGATGTTCCCCTTTAAGTGGTCCTTTAGAACTCAAAGACCCAATGCTCGATATTTCTGAGCCAGCTTTTCGCTGGCATACCGCTTCTCTGCTTCGTATTGATAAAAGTTGTAGTGCTTCTTCGTAATGTTGCTGGAAGAGGTGTGATTTAGCATGCTCTCGATCACTGAATCCTTAGTACCTAACCGAGCAAGTTCAGTAGCAAACAATTTTCTTAGGTCATGAGGTGTAGCTCTCTGAGAGGCTCTGTGAGACATCCTTGTGCATACTTGATGAAGTGTATATTTCCCCATTGAAAACACTGTACAGGCTCCTGAGAGCCCCTGACACCACTTCTTGAGTATATCGAAGGAAGATTGCGACAGTACAATCATATGAGACATCCCATTTTTGGTTATCTCGCCTGGCAGGACTAATTTTCTTGAAGAGAAATCCACCATGTCACGAGTGATTGCCCTGAGCTCCCCGGTTCTCATCCCGGTGAGCATGATTAATCTGAGCGCATCGAGGACCATTGGCTGGCACTTTGATTGGTGCCACGCTTCAAAATAAGCACTTAGCTGGTCATCAGTAGCAAAAAAACGTCTTGGCTTTTCTTTGCACCGAGGAATTCCAGAAGCAGGGTTATGAGTCACAATCCTTTTGTCGATTCCAAAATTGAACATCTTGGAGAAGCACGAGGCCATCCTGTTGGCAGTTGTTGGTGTGTACTTCGCGATTGAATCAATGTAGTCCCTGATGCTGTCCTGAGCATCTTGAAGAGAACATATATGTGTCGAAAGGTGAGACTCGTTGTCTTCCAAGTACACTATGAGTCGATTTATGTATGTCGAATAGGTTGTGACGGTGTCTTCTGTGAGGTTCTGCTTGGCATAGTCCCGAATGAATCGCTGCTTCAATGTGTGGAGCGTTGCATTATCACGAAAAAGATTGATCACCTGTGGCTCTAAAATAGGAGTTGGTGGAAGATGTCGTATATTGAAAAGTGCATCATAGATAGGCATAACTTGAGCGAGATGTTCGCCTAAAGGTATGTCCTTTTGATAGGCTTTATTGCGTGATCTGTAGTAAAACTTACGGGTGCCATTCTTATAGAGCCTTAGCTCCAGATTAGGCTTAGATGGGTCACGATAGACCACCTTCTCCCCCATAGGTATTAGCTGGCTTATGGCTTCTTGTGTAAATTTCATCTTGGTTCTCCCCTTTAGCTTGGTGTTCTAACTATCGATCACCTAAGAATTTTCTTGAGTGTTGCCATCCACTTTTTATCTCTATTTTCCTAATAAGGCCCACTTATAGGAGAAGAGAAACGATCTTGGTACATTATGTAAGCAAATTGCTTCTCTCCCGGCACATTGGTAGGCGAATTCTACATTTATCTGAATATTATTATCAATATATTTTGTATTACTAATAAATAGACATTGATTTAATAAATTTCTAACACTCTAGAAGCGCTTTTTCTGAAATCTCAGTGATTATCAGTGATTAAGACCCGCCGAACCTTACGCTAGACAGTATGTAGACCTTCTCTAATTTTTCTTGATCCAGCTTTCTATAGTCATAATCGTTAATTATTTCGAACTTACTGCTACCTAAACGCTGAATTACCCAATTGTCTGGCTCAATATTAGTATTACATTCCCATTGCCCTTCGTGAATTGGATCTAAAACTGATATAGAACTACCAGCGGGTAGTGTCATAAGAGTGCCATCGAGTAAGAACCATGTAATCTTTTTGTCGATCACAATTACCTTGTACTCAAGATTTGGATTGAACAAAAAATCCCTATTAAGCGGAGTCTCTGCATCAGATATCTTATAAAGTATCTTAGAAGACGCTCTGTTTGGCAGTATGTCCGAGATTTCGGGATAGATCTGCTGCGGCGGCACCTTGAGGATGTTACATACTTTGATTATGAACTTAACTGATAGCGTTATTTTGCCAGAAAGATATTGGCTGAATGCTGACTGTTCGATGCCTAGTGCATGCGCTATGTCGGTCTGAGTGAGCGCCTGGCGCTTCCTCTCTCGCTCCCAAACTTCACGCAGTCCAATGAGGAAAGGTTGCTGTAGCTCATTAGGTAACCGAGCTGGATTAATCCGAGTCATCTTGAATTTCCCTTAGTTTTTCTTCGAGCTGGACCGCTAAGATGCCAGCTGCTGTATAGTGTAAGCATTGACCTACTGCCATTCTTGCTTTGAGTTCTTCGCTTTTGAATTCGGTGAACGGTATGTTGGTCTCACCGCTGCGGATGAAGGCTAACACATGTTTTGACTCATTCTTGCATGAAGAGTTGAATTCATCGAAATATTTGCGTGCGAGGTTTATCGCTTTTTTCTCTTCTTTGGATATTTCACCGACTTCCGGCCTCTCAAAATTGCTGATCTTGGTGCCAGGCGTAAAAAAACTCATCCGGGGCCAAGTGTTTTTTTGATTGCTCATGGTTGTGTCCGTTGATTTTCAGAAAATAAAATTTCTAACGCTCTAGGAGCGCCATTTTGAGAATTTCTAACGATGTAGGAAGAGGCAATTATTTTGCCGATTGCTGCATATGCGACGAGTTGCTCGAAGCTGTCTTTTTCGAGATTCTCGGCAATGCTCGCGAGCTTCGCGATTTTTTCAGTTTTCATAGATTAGCCCATTATTATTTGCATGGTTCGAGTTCCCGGTAATCGGGCCATATTTGATAGATGCATACATTCTCAAAATATAGGCGCTCTGCTTCGCGCTCGGCTTCCAGATCTGAAGTACTAGCAAAAGCATATAGCGCGAGCACTGCTAGAAGCGCAGCACTGCCTTTTAACGGTTTCATAGTGTAATACCTCAATTATCAGCGTTAATGCATATAAACGGCCTAAACTGGCCGAAAATAGGCAATTAAGAGAGAAAAGCGCAATTTTCGAGCTCACTAGGAGCGATTACAGCGATTTTCCCGGTTCACTTGATGCGATAGTAGGGCCAAATTATCGGCCCTCATATCGGCTTATATGCATTCGTATGATTTAACGCATATACAAAAGCCGACTGCTTTGCAGCAATCGGCTTTAATCTAGGCGCTCGTATCGTAATCAGTCGATTTGAGCGTGCGCGTGATATGCGCCGTCCATGTAGCTGTATAGTTGATTATTTGACCATAGAAAGCGGCCGCTTCTTTATAGTCGCTGAATGGTCGATAGTCATCGGAAAATCCCCCATTGCTAAGCTTGGTGGTCCAACACACTAAATAAGATCCACGGCGCTTATTCTGCTGCTTTGGTTTTTGATCTTGCTTCATTGCCATTGCCCGCCAATTAGTTTCCATGTTTCGACTGCAGCGGAATTAAGTAACTGCGTCATTGTTATCCCGGTTTCTCCCCGCTTGTCTAATTCTTCAGCGCGTCCGGTTGCATCGGTTTCGCTATCAAAAATATCCAAATTGGGAGCGGTAAAATTGTTAGAGTCATAGCCGATTTGCCATTCGGTTTTTTCCACTAATTCGTCAAAGCTATTTATTTCGGGATTCTTGGAAATAGTGAATGACTTCGAAATTTCAATGTGTCCATCAGGGTGAACATCATCGAGAAAAGAAGCCAATACTGTATTAGCTTCATAATCGCCTAACGTGCCGTCTAATCTTTCGACGATATCGGGCTGACATTTAGCAATTAACCATTCGTATAAAGTTTTGTATTTATCTTGCTCTCGTAAACTCATGCTAACGTGCTCCTCTTAATGATTCGTATAACGAAATTTCTTTTTCTAAATGGTTTATTTCGTTTTCAATTAGTGCTTTTGTAATAGGTGAAAATGGTGGTTCACCATCGCAAATGCCGGGATTATTGAAATCATTAACACTTTCTAAATCACTTTTTAATAATTTAAGATTTGTTTCCAAATGGGCTTCTGTGTTCATTAGTGTATCCCCTTGTCGCTAGCAATAAGCGAATTTAATTTATTGAATGATTCAGGATTGAAGAAAAAAGAATTGTTTTTGTTTTCGGCTTCGCGCTGCGCTTTGCTCGATCCTTTGCGAGTCAATGCGCCAAATGCTCCCCGTCGATCAAGAAAGCGTAGGTCTGTAGTATCAAAATTGTCGAGATTGCCAGGCGTTTTAAATTCGCCTGGTAAATTTTTGGTATTGAAAGCTATTGCAGTGTTAATCCCGGCATTGATTGCCTTTGCAGTGTTCTTAATCGAGCGAGCATTAAACGCCGAACCGGAATAAGTTAAATGGTAGTTTGGTAGTTTGTTCTTGATAACGCGGCTATATAGCTTAGTGTAATCGTAATGCATTACATCGGGATTCGCTTGTATAACATCGGTCCAATCAATGTCACTAGTTCCATTTAGGCGAATAGCTAGCGCTTTACCATGCTTCTTAGCGGCGCGCTCTATTTCATTTATTAATGCTGCTTTGAATAGCTTAGGAAATAGCAAATATAAAACGGTGCGCTTTGCCATTGCGTCGCGCCCTACTGGCATACCAAGCTGGCCCGATTGATATAAGCAGCCATCAGCGCAGCCAGCACTTTTAGCAGCTGGGCAAATTGTAGTTTTTGCAATGGCATTATGCGGGAATAGATACATCACTTTGGTAATGATCTTTTTCGCTTCGCCTTTTTCGACTTTCTTACTACTGCCTAGTAATTGCATTGGCTTTACTAGGTAATCGATATTATCGAAACACCATTGCTTAGCTGTATTGGTTAATAGATCGCTCGCAATGACTAGCACGAGCATTCGAAAAGCTGAGTAGTTGGATCTAAACATTTGTTTCCCCTTTTAGTGGTCCCAATTAATTTATTGATGGTTTTAGAAAAAGTGATAGAAGCGCCTCGGTGATTTTGACGGGCTGCAGATAGTCAACAGATTGGCCAAGTATTTCGTGCGCTGTTGTTTTTGGTAGATTGTCGATCAAGTGCGCTGGCGCTGATTTAACGCGAGCGTGTTCGATAGGAGTTAATAAGCGTTCCATACCATCAGCGCGCACTATGAATGGCTCAGTACTACGCTTCTTGTTGTAGAATCTGCCTATAGTGCCGCATTCGGTCTCGCTACCATTTAGCAGCTGGCGCTTAAATCCTTTTCCTGCTTTTGCATCGCGCTTGGCTTTCTCTTTTAGGTAGTCATTTTCGGCCCATAATTCGGGATCTACTTGGTTTTCAAGAATGCTTGCAATGGTGCGCGTGTTAACTTGTCCCGCTGGAATCTCGAAGGATTCAGGCGCGAGTCC